ACGCTTGCGCTGGTGTGTTACATTCTCAGAACCGCAGTTAGGGCATGAGAAACGACCTCCGCCAGTAGCTGCTCCTACGTGTGTGTTATGGTTAACGTATGGCTGTAATTTGTGGAATACGTCCTCCAAAAGTCTAACGTCCTGTTTGCAATAGGTTACCATCTTGTCCATTGCCTCCGAGCAGTTATCAAGGCAAATAGCTTTCCAATCTCCGAACCCCATCGGGTTCTTACCTTCTCCGAAGAATAGGTTTCCTAAATAGTCCAATCGATTTGAATTGAATCTGAAATGCGTTCGTGCCTTCTTCAAGGTGTCGTAGCTGTTCAGCTTTGGCGGCATCTCAATGCCGTGAATCAAGCACCTTGTACGAATCCACTTTTCATCGAAGTTATCACCGTTATGCGCTACGAGTTCATCGGCTATCATTGCCACCTCCATAAAGCGTTTAAGGGCTGCCTTATCGCAACCCTCATCCCATTCAACGCTATGAACTTCACCCTGACCCTCCCACTTCCAACAGATGCAGATAACTGCCCTTTCCTTAATTATGTTGTCGTGTGGTATGTTAGCCTTATAACTTGATGACCAAAAGAACCCAATGTTCGGACTGGTTTCGATGTCGTAGAATAGTCTCTTGAAACCGTCGGGCGGCATTTGAAAGTTGAGCAATTTCATCTGTGCTGTGCCATTATTCGTTCCCGGTAGAACTTCGGGTCGATTTCGTTAATCTTCTTTGCCAGTTCCATCCATTTCCGTTTAGCCTCCGCCCGTTCTTCGGTGCTTGAGTCAGTTCCTAAGTTCGATTGGATTGTTGCGTTCTGCTGGAGTAGTTCATCTATCTGTGCGCGAACTTCAGCATCTTGGCAGTAATAGTAGTTCATCTACTTATTAGATTTCGACCAACGCCAACACCTATATAGTGCTGACCGTTATAGCCATATTGCGCGCTAAGATAGGTCTTTTTTATTGACCCATGCAAACCAACCCCGAATATCGGCTTTGTGCTTTGCATGAAATCAGTTTGAACTCCGACCAATCCATGAACCCCGATGCTGAATTTCTGCTCTTTTCTTTTATATTGGATGCTCAGGTTTTCCGTTCTGTTCTGATAATTCGACCACTTCACCCGAATATCGCTGATAGTCGTGTCGTAATTAGCTACCTCAGTCAGCCATGTTTGAACTATGCTAACTGTGTCTATCAATAACAATGTATCTAAACGAGTAACTACCTTTTCTGAGTAGATTGTATCGTAACGAGTAACGAGTTGTTTACTAACGAATCTAACCGTGTCTACCTTCCAACGGTCAACGTACTCGATTTTTGGAACAGGCTTTTCAATGGTTATGGTTTGCGGTTCTGAATTGCAACCTTGCCAAGCTACAATTACGCCCAAGATGAACGCAAGCGAAACGGATATTAGCTGACCTCGCCAATCCATAAAGCAACCTCTGCTTCTCTCCTTCTAACTAAACCATTCAGCACTCGACCTCCTCCTTTGTTCCACCTTCTGAACTGGCTCGGTATTTCTGAATATTCAGGGTTTGAATTTATCCACGCCAATAAAGTTGAGTTTGAAAGGTTGCCGATGCCTACGTTGTAAGTGAACGAAATAAGAGCCGCCAATTTATGCGCTGGAAGTTTGACCTCCAGCACGTTCTTCACTTGTTTCTCAACCGACTTAATCGTGTCGAGTAGCATCTTCTCCGCTTCCTTCTCGTCAATATCAGGGTCATCCATTGTAACGCGCTCTCCGTTCAAGTACATCGTGTTTCCGTATCCGATTGTGGCAATTCCCGAAGGACATAGATAAGGCTTTGACGAGTAGCCTTCAAACTCCTTTATTACCTCTGCGGCTATCTTTGCCGCGCTTGGTCTTGTCTTTTTCTTCGCAGTTTCCATCTTTACAATCGCATTTTCGCGGTGCAATAGCGCACCATTTTACATTTTGCAACGATTCTCTTTAAGTTCGCCCCTCATCTCTACCAACGCTTTCGTGTTCTCAGCTATTACGTCCGAGAACTTCTCAACGTGTTTGTCGTTTGCCACTTGCCAATCCTTCCTTTCTTCTCGGTGTATATCTGTAAGCTTGTTCAGATAATATACCAACACAGCCAAGAAGATTCCAGCTATTCCATACGATGCTAATGCTTCTAAAATTGCGTCCATCCCTTTAAACTTTGTTTACTACTCACATTTCCGTTTATGTCTTTAAGCAATGTCATTCTTCTTCAGTTATTTCCCACCCAAGTGTATAATTTAACTCCACACCTAACTTGCTATCGTCAAAATCTACAATTTCAAACTCCGAAAAATCTATCTCAGGAAACTCTTTTTTTGTGCTAATAGACACATACCACATATCTTCTCCAACTATTTTGAAAGAGTTAAATATATTTACCCCGTTTTTATAGCCATTCCACGTATTAGCGAACTCGTCAGTTACCAAATAATATTTAATCATCTTATCTTACCATTACATTTATTAACCGCCTGAATTAACCCAAGTGCCTCCCCTTCGTCCAATCCAGCGTGTACTGCCGCAAATTGACACAAGCTAGCGCCTCCGCTACCATTAGCCGACCTGCTTAGACAAACATAATTGTTTACCCAACTTGTATACGTGTTAGTGCTAGTGCCACCAACAAACATTTCGGAGTTAACGTAGCCGAATATGATGTTTGCTGATATTCTTGAAACGAGTGAGAAACCTGTGTCCAACGCAGCAGACATTACGACACCCGAATTATTTCCACCAATCCTAGAGACTCCTACCCTTCGCATATAAAAGTCGTTACCATTCGACCTCGCACCCATAACTATAGCATTACTAATGTTAGCAGCACCATTAACATACGCTAAACCACAACTATTTTTGTTTAAGCCTTCAGTCCCGCCTCGATACCAAGTTTGACCATAAATGGAAGAACCATTCATATACGCACCTTTCGCATTATGAGTTGGTGACCCCACCCAAGTTACTACCTTGGTCGGGTCATTAGGGTAAAGTAAATCAACAGCGTGTGAAGTTGAAGTCCCACCAATAATTGGGAATACACATTCTAACTTATTCCAATTACTATCTCGATTGATGTCTCTAATACACTCTACCCAAGCAAGTTTAATGTCTGGGTTACTCACTAATGCAACAGCGTCAAATTCATCATAAATGTCAGTTGGGTTATTGTTAATTGTTAGGGTTGAAGATTGACCTGATGCAAAAGTAGTTCCATCGTTAGCAACACAAGTAATTGTCACGTCATTTTGAACATCTGTTGTGTTAAACGTAACCGACTCACCTGTTAATGAATATTCTTCAACACCATCATCAATATACCAAGTGAAATTTGTGGCAGTAAATGGTGCTGACGCTAATAAATAAACATTATCAGTATAATCAGTTTCTGTTATTGGAGTAGTATGCCCCGCGTCTGAAAAAATACCTATTGTTATTGATGGTGCTGTTGCTCCGCCACCGCCTCTTGGTCCTGATATACCTACTCCTATTGCCATTAGTTTATAGATTATAGATTATGCAGTCTCCAGAAGCCATTGTAATATCGGTTATTGCGCTACCTTCAGGGACAGGCAAGTACGCCCCTGCCTTTACGGTTATACCGCTTAATCCAAGCTCTGCAAGTTTTACTGAACCATTAATATTAAACACAGTAAACACAGTATCGGTGTTGGTTACAATAGCGTATCCTGACAACGAAGCGTGTGCGCCTGTACCTGTAAGCATTTTAAAGCCCCCTGTTCCAGAGATTTTTCTTAATTGTGATAGGCTTTCTACTTCGCCTGGTGATAATTTTGACATTTTAAATGTATTTAGGTAGATTATCGTCTAATATCTTTGCGTCTGAACATCCACACGGACATCCACACAGTTCATCCATCTGTCCGAGAAACTTCTTGGCTACAGAGTCCTTAAAACAAGAAACCTCAGTATCCTCGTCTTGGTTCAATGTGAATACTCCCTCGTCTATGTATGTACACATTTGCCCAATAGCATAAGACAGGAACATTGCCTTTCTCTTCTTGCACTCGTACATCTCCACATCTCCGATGGCACGAGCTTCCATCATATCAATGACCATATCAGCGAAGCAACACCTCGCCAATACAGTTCTTTTTGTTATGTTTGATTCGTTGAATATCACGAGCCTCGTCTTATTGCTTTAATATACCATCCGTGAACAATACACGTACAGTTTTTATCTGCACTTACTTTTAACTGTGCAAGATTATCTCTTACATCTTCGCTACCGATGTAGATACCCATGTATCTGATTACTTCATATGAACCTGTAGACTTGAAGTTCTGCTCAGAAATAAACGGAACTACAACAGAACCTCCGCTACCCATAAGTAGGTCTACATCTACACCCGTGTTGTTTGATGCTATTATCACTGTGATATCCATCCTGATATCTAACATATCACCCACATCAAGATCGCTGAAGTCAAACCCATTGGAAGATGTGTTCCAAAGTTGAGTTATTCCGTTTCCTCCTATATGTAGGTATGCAGTGTTTGTGTTAACTCCTAAACCGTCATTTGTAAGGACGGCAGGAACAGCAGTTACAGCTATCGGTGATCCTGTCGTAGCGGTATCATTATAGTCTGCCCAACCACCTGAGAATGAGTCTGGTGACTCTGTTCCTATGTAACCCTTAATAGTAGTTACAAGGTCGTATATTGAGTTGGTAGAAGGATCGTCTATCATAGATGCCTCCTGACTGAAGATCGTGTTTACTGATTCACCTACAGTTTGGGTAATGATAATGTTGCCATTACTCGCAGATACAGACAGTTCTGACTTAGGGTAATAGTTAATGTTCTTACCTACCTTGTCGTAGATAAGAAGCTCTAAGTTCTTATTCTGTATATCGAATCCCATTAGTCATGCGTTAGGCACAGTATCGCTGTAAAATTACCGCTACCTGCGGTTGTCTTACTTGTTTCAATAGTTATCTGTTCTCCAGCAGTAAATGTGTTATTCGCTGTAGGTGTAGTAGATACAATATTACCCAATACAAGACCTGTTGTTATGTCAACCTGAGAACC